AATTTCGTTCATTTGCTTTGATATTTTGAACGGTTAATAATTATTGGGTTGATGTGCAAAGAAAGCGCACCGCTACCCACTTGTTCAATGCCTCAAAGCGACGGGCACGACCACATCATTACAATGTAGTCAGGGGACGGTGCGCAAATATAACGTACTCATGTACTTTCTATTAAGACAGTCTGGCATAAAAAATGCCCTCCCATTTGCGGAAGAGCCTCATTGCCTCGACCGCTTTGATTTATTGAACGCCACAAAGATAGGCAATATCTTCCATGTCACCAAAAATGCGAGAGAAGTTTAACATTGATTAAGCTATTCCCTCGCACATTGCTAACGTTCAAATTTTACACTGCAAAGATACGAATTATTTTATAAACAAGCAAATAAACAAGCGACTATTTTTGAGATTGCTTGAATATTAGCCCAGAATGTCCTTCAGGTAAGTGTATTCCTCTCTTTCCGTGACACTTCCTTTTGTGACATGTATTCCGCATGTCTTGCTGTGTCGGATCGCAAGAACCGTAGCATCATCTTCCTGCTGAATATCCACTTGGGCATTCCCAAGAACATGTAGGATTACGTGACAATGATTGCGGGCGAATAGTCTCAACGTGGAATTGTCGGTGATATAGACCTCTGCCACTGTATTGCCGTTGTACCTCGCCGTTATATCCGATAATCCTCTAACGACAATCATTCTCGCATTGAGCACCGAGTGCTTGTCATCGACGAAAACGCCACCATTCCGCAGGTCTTGCTTGTTAAAATGACTTTTTATATATTCCATGCTCGGAAAATCGTTCGCCAAGCAGAAGTCTATGCCTTCCTTGTACTTGGCTATCATCTTGTTGTCATTCCAATCATTGCTCCACAATCCTTGCCACTGGTCACATAGGCCGAGTTCCACGGCTTTATCCCTCAGCTCTTTGTTCTTTACTGCGTCTATCATAATCCAATAAAATTTGTTTTGGCAAATATAATGATTATTTACAAGAAAACAATTGTTTTTTCTTGAAAGATTGTTTATTGCTTGTTTTTTTAGTTATATTTGCATACAAAAATCAGACGTATGGATAAAGTATACTTTCAGAAGATGATTTATTCCGGGACGTCTTATAAAAAAGGCGATGTAAAGGAAACCGTAGAGGACTTCTCTGTGTACATTCAGGAAGTCCCGTTTATCCTATTGTCTGATATGAAAGATGTTGCCAAGCGAGACTGGCATGATGAGGACGGCATAGACGTGTTTTATAACAATGGCAATCCGCCCACAAAAGACTATGACATTGAAATCACATGTGAGGCTAAAAGCGATAACGTTTCAGATTTGAGAGACAAAGTTGATGCTTTTATCAAGTACATCACTGGTGGCGACGGAAAAGGATGCGTCTTTGCTATATACGACACGCACTGCCAAGCCGGTCGTTACAATGTTAGGTTTTCAAAGGTGTCGCAGAAGACATGGTTCAATATGGATTCTGATGATACGAAGATACTTGTTTTTCAGATTACCTTGCACGTAGATAAACCTCGTAGCAATGTATCGTTGGTTACTGATGATAATGGGAATGTTACAGATTTGAAGATTGATTGATGAGTAGGTGGACTATATATGACAAGGACGGCAATGTTCTCCATGAGAGCATTGAGAAGTTCGACGGGAAGGGAAAAGCCGTCGAACAGGACACGCTTGAGTACAGCGGTAAGTGGATGGGCGACTGTTTCATCACAGTATCATTCAAGTCCGCATACCCTATCGACTTTCAGATAGGCGACTACATCATGTACCGTGGGGAGAAGTTCACTATAAACTATGACCCGACGGTTATCAAGAAGTCTTCAAGGGGAACCTACGGAGATGGCTTCACCTATGACAGCGTGAAGTTCAATGCCCTGTCCAACGAGCTCACGGATGCTAAGTTCCATGACTGGGTATTGTCGGACAACAAGATACACTATTCCTCACTGCCTAATTTTAGTTTCTACGCAAAGGACATGAATGACCTCGCCGACCGCTTGCAGGCATGTACCGACAAGTGGTGCAAGGACAACGGCTTTGCAAAAGAGAACTATTGGATTTTCTATACCCCCGGCAGTGGTGGGGATACCAACCCGTATGACAGAACCATACAGAGGGCGAAAGACATATCCACTGACAGCACGTTTATACAGAACGTGCTCACAAGGTGGAAACAGATATACGGCGACGGAGGCACGCTTGTAGCAAGGGACGACGAGAGACTTGACAAAAGCATCTCTGTCAGCAACCAAACAGTGTGGCAGGGCATGGCCATGTTCAAGAGTCAGTTCGGTCTTAACTTCATCGTCCGAGGCAGGGAGGTGATTGTCGGATCAGCAGGCGTGCTGTCAAGCCATATCTTCCAATACGGAAAGGACAAAGGCCTCTATGAGGTGCAGAAGCAGGCAGATACAGACCAGAAGGTGGTCACGAGACTGCACGCTTACGGAAGCTCGGATAACCTTCCTACGAGGTACTATGCCGAGCTCGACATGAAGGTGTCGGCTTCCGTCACGGACGTTGACAAGGAGAAGGATTACATGCACCTCACGCTTGACATGCCGTTCAAGCCGAGCATGTATACCCAAAAGCTGTCCAAGTATGGTGACAACATTTACGCTATCAGGCTCACGCTTGACGGGACTGAGATTAACGCAAGAGTAGAGGGTGGTGATGATAAGGGAAAGGTAAAGATATACTCAGAATACCTTGAAGCTTCTGAGGATCCTGACGACAACACGGACAAGAGCACATTCGATGCCTTTTACAACAGCGTGAAGGCCGGGAGTAAGGTGTATATCACTGGCGGTGTCAACAAAGACCTTGCTCCGGCAGGGTCGATAGACTACAGCATGAATGCGCTGCCGAACAACATGGCCGTTATGAACCTCATGCTCCCCGGTTTCCCAAAATACGCACTTTCCGATATATGCAAGTCAGAATACGACACAAATACGGACACTACATCTTATTATATCAGAAAGAGCAAGGATTCATCAGAATGGGTCTTGTTCCATTCCGAGCAAGGGAAGCATGTAGTGAGGTTTTCATCCGACCAGTACGACCCGTACATTGTAAGTCAGAACGCAGATACTCTCGGATACAAGGACGATGACATTTTCTGTACGGAAGAGAACGATGACAACGGGCTGAAAAAGGTTTATCCATCCGTTGAGGAAATCACGGAGGCAGAGGCTGGCGTTTCTTCGAGCGAGGATTATATCAACACGATAGTTTCTGCTGACATCATCAAGGATAATGGCGTATTTTCAAGCAAGACGGGGACGACTATACCGGGGTTCAAAGTGACTATAAAGAACCTTGGATTCAATCTGCAAGATGCCATTGCAGCCGCAGGTGGAGACGGTTGCAAGCTCTCAATGAAGGACGGTCATTGCGGTGGTCGTGACTTTGACGTACCAAGTGTGTCTAAGAACAACGACGGCACTTGGACGCTGAACTGCAAGAGAAGTCAGGATAGCAGCCTTGACTTGTACTACCCCTATAGTTATAACGCAAGTATCGGTGGAACGCCTAACGCTACCGAGAGTTATCAGATATGCTCAGGCGATCATTATGTCCTCACAGGCATCGCATTGGAGGATACCAACTACGTGTGGGCCGCGAGTGTGAAGCTGCTCAGAAAGGCTATCCACTGGCTCTGCAAAAACGACTACTCAAGATATACATACTCCCCGAAGATTGACGAGATCTACATGGCTCGGCAGGATGAGGAGGCTAAGGCAAGCGGAGGAAAAATAAAGAGTCTCCATGACACCTTAAAAGAAGGCGATTTGCTTTGGTTTAAGGATGAAGACTTGCTTCTTGACGGGAAGGTATATATAGATCAGCTCGTCATTAAGGAGAACGGAAACAACGGCATACCTACATACGATGTCACTCTGAGAAACGAGGTACAGGTCGGTACTATACAGAGGATACAAAACAAGGTTGACAGCATCTCTAATGATATTCGTAACGGAAATATAGGTGGAGGCGTAAACCCGTCTACTGTTGAGAATATAACTACTGCTGTAGGCGACACCCGGTATCTTCGCAAAGATCAGGACGACGA